CGTCGATATCTACCTTCTGCAACTTCTCTTCAAGGAGTAATTCTATCCTCGCCCTATGCTTCTCTAGAAGCCCGGGGCCAGTTACCTGAGCACTCCTCGGACTGTACCCGGCTCGTATGGCTGCTTGGGTTGCGTTACAGTCTTTCAGGTACTCGTGGACGAACTTGCGTTGTTTATAGTCGGGACCACCGTCGAGTGTATTTTGGGCACGACCCTTTACGGTGCGTTTGATTCGAACGTTTGCCATTCGTTCTTTCATTGGGTCGTGGTCTGTATCGTGTAAGCCTGTTGTGCGTGTCATGATTTCTATTTCCTTGTCGAGTTGGACGTTGCGACTTTGTATTATATTGATGCGTTGAGGAAGGGGTCAAATTTTTTTTGAATTATTCGAAAAAAACTATTGAACTATTTAGTAGATATATTATATATAATGTATATAGTTTTTTAGACAAAGAGGAGGACGATAAAATTCCTTCCTACGCCGGTTTTGAGGTAGGATGACAGAGACAGCAGATGGCGGGAGCCCACAAGGCAGGGTTGTTTTTCGGGCCAGGGTAATTTTGGAGGTGCAAAACCGGGGAGAGCAGATCCCAAACCAACCACCAGATTTCCTCCACCACTCCCAAGCAACCACCCACCAGTCAGTCGCAGATATTTTTGTAGATGTTGCAGGTCGATGGAATTCCTTCCTATAAATTCCTCCTTCAGTATTCGTTAACTAATCACATCGTAGTCAGTGATACGGCACCACGGAATGGGATAAGAGATAGGAAAGCGGATAAGTCGGTTTCAAGTAACACCGTCGAGAGACGAGGCCAATTGAAATCGAACGAAAGGAACGGATCGGCCGCATTGCACTACTTTTAGAGGATCGAATGTTCTTGCCAACGACCACAACGTGATAAAGGAGACAAGAACATGGAACGCAAGACAATTGATATCGACGACATAACGTACGAGATACGCATGGACACCTCGAATATGGTAGAAGGTAACAAAAGGTATTACATTCGAGCTGGCCAACCTTTTCAATACCTCACGGACAACATGACGTACAAGGAAGCTCAGAAGGTTGTACGATCGATGAGACAGTTGGGATTAACGGTTATTGACAGGGTACTTGAAAAGCCCACGGTAACAGACCCAACGTTATTACTCACGGAACTCGAAAGGGATTGGCTGCGCGCATTTGCAGAAGGTGATTGCATGTATGTTTGTCATATCGAGGGGTACACGAAGAAGGTCAAAAGAAACCAGATAAGCGGTGTTGTCAGTTCATTGAGCAAGAAAAAGTTGTTGGTAGTTGAAAAATACGATGGACTGGAAATTAACACTCTTACGAACGCTGGTATCGAAATCGTCAAACAATTACGAAACAAGTAACAATCAATGCAAAACATTCGATCCTGTAATGGTAGTGCAATCCAACCCCAATGGGAAAAAGGAGGAACACATCATGGCACATGCATTATTTGTATCTTCTCGAGAACACCAAATCGCAGAATTGGCTGACGAACTTGATTGTTCTTATGGAGAGGCGGAAAGGGCGTTAATCAAGAAAGAAGCGCAGGCTAGAAGATCCTCAAAGATGACCAAACCCCGAATCAAAAAAATGTCGTACAAAACGGTCATCAAACGGGCTATTGAAGCCGGACACGATTACATCGCTGATAACCCCGAAGGCAGTATTGAAGACGCAGCGTATGACATCGCTGATTGTTTGCTGTACGATCCAAGGATTTATGCATCAGTCAAACGCCACCTCAAAGAATTTCACAACAACGTCGACAGGTGGCAAATGAAAGAGATACTGGCTGATTACGTTGCGGAAGGAGCGTGCAAATGAAAACTACTGTTCAAGAATATCAAGAAAAACTCAATGAACTCACCCAAGTTCTTCTCACAACTTCTGCTAGAAAAGTGCGAATAATTCACTGGAATGAAAAAGAAGGGTATAAAAAAATCGTTGAAATCGGGGAATTTTCAATCGCCAAGGAACATAAGCATTGTGCTCTTCGTATCGCCAAAGGCAAGAAAATCGCTTCTTGGGCAAAACAATGGCTCATTAAATTGATTTGCTCTATGGATGCCAATTCAAGCGTTACGATAGAAGAAATATCAACATGCGAATGTGGTGGGGAGCTCGAATATGAAGGTGACTTTGGTGCCCCTTTTCACGGACAATCCTGGAAATGTAAACAGTGTAGTAAAGCATACTGGAAATGCGGCGGCGAGTTCATCGCAATGAGCGACGTTGATCCCCAAGACTTAGAACTTGATCCCAGTGATGTTATCTAATAGTTAGGAGGGTTGGGGGTTTCTGCCATTTGCTCGACCCTCCATTTTTTCAAAGGAGATAAATCGATGCCACGGAAAACAAAAACACAGGAAATGATCGAGGCTCTTGAAACTCTCGAATACGTCGAAGTCACCAACAATCGTGTCAAGAAGTATCGTACATTCAAATGCAAACACATCAACGAACTTTTCCTGTTCGTAGGCAACAATGGTTCAGTTCGACAGGGAAAAACCGCCACGGAATCACGGAGTATTGGGGACACAAACAAAGCGCTGTTCATCAAGGCCGCGAAAAATCGCCAATACCGGTAACCAATTACATGCAATGGAGGAATTAAGAAATGGCTATCTCGAACGAAAGAATAAAACTCATCGACAAAGTAACAAAACTTCTTGCCCTCGCCAATGGCACAAACCACACGGCAGAAGCAGAATCAGCAAAACGAATGGCGGCAGAACTGATGGCCAAGAATAACCTGGAGCTGTCAGACTTGATGCAGAAAGAAGACATATTCACCACCGAACAACGACAGCACTCACAATGCAAACCAGCCCGATTCGAAACCATGCTCATCAATGTCATAGCCAAGTTCAACGAGGTTTGTCTGCTGACCAGAGATAACTACAAAGACAAGATGACATTAACGTACATCGGACGGACGTGCGATATCGAAGCAACGTTGTATATGATAGACATCGTTCTTCGACAACGAATGGTTGCGTGGAAAGCGTACCGCAAGGAATACGAAGCCAAGTATTGCACAACATTATCGAAAGGGGAAACATACACACGTTGGCATAACGGATTTTCCGCCGGTGTTCGTGACAAGTTGAATGAACTGACCACGATGAGCACGTCCAAAGTTCAGGAATGGGGATTGGTTCCTGTCAACGGAAGTGAACAAGCCTTAGCTTGGTATCACCGGAACGTTGGTACAACAAGACCTGGAAGAGCTACCAAGATGAAGGTGAGTGAAGCTGGAAGAAATGCCGGAAAGAATGTTTCCATTCACAAGGGCATCAACACTGAGAAACCTGGTCGCAAATACATCGCATGATTAAAGAGGTCATTATGAATAGTGTGCGAAGAAAACTCATAGACGAGGCTGTTTCAAAACTGGAAGAGGCCAAAGAGATGCTGGAAACGGCTCGAGATGAAGAACAAGAATACATCGACAACATGCCCGAGAATCTTCAAGGCAGTGAAAAATACTCCAAGGCAGAACAAGCCGTGAGTTGTCTCGAAGACGCTATCAACGAAATTGATTCTGCCATCGATCAGACGGAAACTGCAAAAGAATAAGCTGAGGACAAGGCCTTCGGGCCTTGTAAAGCGCAAAAACGGTTCCAAGCCCGTTCAATCAAAATAAAGAGGTTCTTAAAAAGTAGTTTGATTCGAAGTATTCTTATTTTATACTAACTTAGACACCCCAACCCCATAGGGACAAAGGAGGTTACGATGAACCGCAAGGAATTATCACATCTTGTAGCAACCGACAATCGTTACACCGTTGCAGCTCTTTTGGCCATCAATGAGTATCAGACGGAAGACGAAAAAATGATGGGATCTACACTTCACAACAATAGCCGAGGCTTCAATGGAGTGGACGCCCCATTCTTCACATCCCTCATCGATTTCTACCACGTACATGGATATCTATCCCCTCGCCAATTATTCGCCATTCGAAAACAACTTCCCAAGTATCTTGGACAAATCGACGGACGTGACCTGGAACCGGCTCTTTTTAAACAGATAGAAAAAGAGCCCGAGAAAAAACCAACCACAACAACCGCTCCTCCAGAAAACCCAAGAAAAGCTGTTCGAGATGGGGAACGTCTTACGATTTCCTTTCCGTATAACCCCGACCTCGTTAACAAAGTCAAAACACTCACTGACCGCAAATGGAACGCCGAGAAAAAATACTGGACCGCTCCAATTTGTATGGAAACAATTCAAAAACTTAAAGAATGGGAATTCAACATCAGTTCTGAAGTCCTCGAATGGCTTGAAAACCTCACTAAACCAATTCCTGTGGACAGTCCCAAAGATATCAACAATATTCCTGGATTGAAAATGCAACTCTTTCCTTACCAGGTACAAGGTGTACAGTTCATTGAATCAAGAAAAGGACGTGCTCTTATCGGTGACGAGATGGGACTTGGCAAAACAGCACAAGCATTGGGGTGGTTGCAATTGCACCCCGAACTTCGACCCGCCATCATAGTCGTACCAGCAACACTGAAACTGAACTGGCTAAAAGAAGTCGACATGTGGACGAATGGCAATAATCGAGTTCACATCATATCGGGTAAATTCAGAACAAACGAAACCCTTCCACAAGCCGATATCTACATTATCAACTATGATATTCTTGCAATAAACGGCGGCAAAAAACACGAATGTCGAACAGATATCATCGATCTCAATGCAAAAGTATTGATAGCAGATGAATGTCATCAGTTCAAGAATTCAGACGCACAACGCACTAAAGCAATCAAGGACCTCGCTAAAAGAGTTCCCCACGTACTGGCTTTATCTGGCACTCCTATCGTGAATCGTCCAATAGAAATGTTCAATGCGATTTCAATCATTGAACCCAAACTTTTTCCCTCGTTCTTTCGATATGCGCAAAAATACTGCGGCGCTGTCCATAACGGATATGGGTGGGATTTTAAAGGAGCGAGCAACACTGAAGAACTGCACAAAATCCTTACCGAAACCATCATGGTCCGTCGTTTGAAAGCCGACGTATTAAAAGAGCTTCCAAGTAAAATTCGTACTGCAATTCCCATGGAGTTAAAAAATCAAAAGGAATATGGCCAAGCAGAACGAGATTTCATCAGTTGGGTGAAGGACACTTTCGGGAAAAAGAAAGCTGATAAAGTCAAGAATGCAGAAGCACTTGTCAAGATCGGTGAATTGAAACGATTAGCGGTGCGAGGAAAACTTGACTCCTGTATTGAATGGATTCGAGAGTTCTTAGAATCCGGAGAAAAGTTAGTTATCTTTGCAGTTCACAAATTCGTCATTGATGCTCTCATGGAAGAATTCAATGATATCGCAGTCAAAATCGATGGGAGTGTGTCACCAGACAAACGACAAGCGGCTGTAGACGCTTTTCAAAACAACGATGATATCAGAGTATTCGTTGGAAACGTCAAAGCGGCTGGCGTGGGAATTACGCTTACCAAAGCATCTAATACATGCTTCCTGGAATTGGAATGGACTCCGGGAATTCACGATCAAGCTGAAGACCGTGTACATCGAATTGGGCAAGAAGCTGATAGCGTAACCGCTTACTACTTACTGGCAGCTGGAACCATGGAAGAAGAAATCGCACAGCTCATCGACAAAAAACGACAGATACTTTCCCAGGTTCTTGATGGTAAAGACGCCGATACAGAATCAATGCTTTCCGAGTTGTTGCAGAAATACTCAGGAGGAGGTGAATAATGTCTAAACTCAAAAGAGGTGATCGACAAATCGTTAGCTTCCACCACATCTACTTTAATGAAGGATACAAAGTAGAACACCACATGCACCGGCACAATGATGGGAAAATACACACCTTCATAATTCATGACCATGGTGTAGAAGAACTTCCCAGTCCAATCGATATTCTCAACACATATGCCATGGACGAGAAAAAATATCCCATAATATCGCACAGTTCAAAGATCTTAGATCCTCATCACATCGAACACGTATGGAAACTTGGTCGGAGTACAAAACAAACGCATAAGGAGGAAAACTCATGAAGATATACATACATACGTGTCCTTCATGTCAAGGGGAATATGGAGTCATCAAAAGTGACCTGGGAGAAATCATTTCAATCCAATACTGCCAGTGTCAAATAAGGAGAAAGATTACACACATCGTTCTCGTATTCATCGCTGTGATTCTACTTTGCTGGATTATCCTTGGAGGGAAAAATGCCGAGAAAGAACCCGTTGGAGGAAACCCGGTTGAGAAGACGCATTCCGGAGGATTTGGAAACAACCATTAACCGCCGAATTCCCGAATCCTACGAAAGGGATACTCGTTGTTTCTGGTCGTGTCCCTGCGGAGGAACCGTTCCATTCGCTCCCGAACATTGCCAATGGAAAAAACAAAGAGGGAAAAACAAAGAGTCGTGCACTGACGCTATCCTATGTGTAACAAGATGTCCTGATAGAATAACATGCACAGCTTTCAAGAATTTTCAACTGTGGAACAAAGAAAGAAAAAAGAATGACGAAATAGAGAGTTGTAGAAGGAAAAGAAACGAGCAATAACATGACAATCGATGTGTTAAAATTCTTACAGGACCACAACATCGACTACAAAATAACTAGACCCGGGTGGGCACAAATCCATTGCCCATTCGGGTGTGGTTACCCAGATTATCATCTAGGAATAAACCTTGATGGTTCCTACGGACACTGTTGGCGTTGTCGTGGTAAAAGTATGTTGAGCATAGTACAGAAACTATTGAATTGTTCCTGGTCGGAGGCCGGGAAAATTCTAAGGGAATATGAAGGTGCAAATCGACCCAAGATAAGAGAACCTGAAAAACCAATCGTTGTAACACCGGGGCGCCATTATTTGCAACTTCCTTCTGGAACAGATGTAATGACGGAAAAACACCGAGAATATCTGAGAAAAAGAAAGTTTGATCCAGAACTCTTGGAACAGATTTATGATCTAAGAGGAACAGGGCATCTGGGGGAATATGCTTTTCGAATAATTGCTCCGATTTACTTTAAAAGAAAAATCGTTAGTTATCAAGGAAGAGACATTACTGGAAAAGCAGAATTCAAATACCTCACATGTCCTCGAGAAAAAGAGATTGTTCACCATAAGCATATAGTCTATGGACTGGATCAGGCCAAAAGCGATACCTGCATCGTTGTAGAAGGAATTTTTGATGGGTGGCGTCTGGGGTCAGGTGCCCTAAGTACATTTGGAACTGGTTACAAGACAGAACAAGCTCAATTATTAGCTCAATATTTCAAAAGAGTGTTCCTTCTATTCGATTCCGAAGATGCTGCCCAAGAAACAGCGGAGCGAATGGCGGATTCACTTTGTAGACAAGGTATCGAAGCAATCAATCTGGAACTCACACAAGACAATGATCCTGGCGACATGAGTCAGGACGACGCGAATGCCCTAATGCGAGAACTTGGGCTGAAAGGATGGAACGAATGAAATTGAGAGAATCAAAAATCCCGACTCCTTACGGGGTTCACTGCTGTGGTGATCTGTTTCACGCATGTAACGATGGAGAGATCATGTACTTGACCAACGACGAGTACATGAAGCAAATGAGCAATCCTGACGCTCGGTGGAAATGTCCAAGATGTGGCCATGAAGCGTGGTGGGACGACGAAAACTACGACAAACACATAGGACAAACTATCACCTAGAAGCTCCTGATATATAACAAAAAATAAAAACCTTGACTCACTTTAGAAATATTTTATATACTAGACTTCTGCTTGCTGGAAGTTTTCCCATCAAGAGGGTGCTTGGAAGTCGCGATCCAAGTGGGAACGAAATCGAGACCGACAACTCGAGAGTAGCACCCTCTCAATATTTTCCTTGTCGGAGGAACTCGTATGGTTGATTTCGATATCAACGAAGAACCTGTCGTTATTTCCAAAGCAACAATAGATCTTCTATTACAACAAGAAAAATATGCATCTGATGCGATTGCGTTGTATGTGTTCTATTACTACACCGCAAAATGGCAGAGAACGAATTGTCCCAGGTGCACAGCTGGTTATGTAGGAAAAGCCCTGTCATGGGGTATGGATAAAATTCAAAGAACTAAGAAAATATTGCTCGAAGCTGGTCTTATTGAGGATATTACAAGTCGTAATGATAGCAATAAGATTATTGGTCATTACATCAAAGTGAATTTCATTTGGAAAAAGGGGACGTTACAACAAGATTCCCAGGTACCCGATTTGCCAGGCACTGGGAAGTCCCAGGCCCTGGAAAACAAGGTGACAAATGCTTTAAGTACTAATAGTAAAAATATATTCTGCAATAAGAATATTCCTCTTCCAAGTCCTGATGATATATTTCGACTCTGGAACAATTACGTCAAAGATTCACCCCTTCCAATTGCACATCGACTTACCAGTACCCGAATAAAACATCTCAATGCCAGAATAAAAGAATACCCCACCATACGAGAATGGAGGGAAATTTTTTCCAGAGTACTAAGATCATCTTTCCTTACTGGAAATAATGATCGGGGTTGGAAAGCAACGTTTGATTGGTTAATAAGTAATGATGACAAGATTGTTCGATTGCTGGAAGGTCGGTACGATTTTCAAGATTCAAAAAACACACCCATAAAAAATACAGGAAAACAACCAAAAGGACATGCTCCGGATGGAAGTCCATGGTTGCCGATGCCTGAATGTTATTACGAGTGATATATCCCCAGGAGGGAAATAATGTCGAGTCTAGTTCGAAGTCGACGTCCCAAGGTGGATATCGATTTAAAGATATTGACCGGTTTAATCGTAAGCGATGACTTCCTTAAACGCATACAAGATATCATTCAACCCAATTTATTGAAAGATCCATCATCAATTCTAATTACAAGATGGTGCCAAGACTATCTAGCAAAATATAGCAAAGCTCCCAAGGATATAATTTGGAACATCTTCGAATCCAAACAAGCAACATTGTCTTCTACGCAGATTGACGCAATCAATAACATTCTAGAGAACTTGGAATTAGACACATACTTTCAGGATATGTTGTCTTTTAACGTTGATTATTACTTGGAACAAGCTCAACTCTTGTTCCGAGAACGATCTATAGAGGAAACAGTCAAGGACATTAGGGCATATCTAAGTCAAAGTGAAGTAGATGAGGCTGAGAACAGACTTATCAAGTATAAGAAAATTGAACACAACGTCAACAATATCATAAATCCATTCGAAGAAAAACAAGCATTCAAAACAGCATTCGAGTCTAAAGAGGAACCACTATTCTTACTACCAGGACCATATGGTGAGATACTTAATCCACATCTAGTCAGAGAGGGGTTCGTTGCTTTCCTTGGAAGAGAAAAGATTGGCAAGACCTGGAGAATGATGGATTTAGCAACATGGGCTTTAAAGGCTCGAAGGAATGTTGCCGTCTTTCAACTTGGAGACTTGTCCCAGAATGATTATCTGGTGCGTCTTGGTATACAATTATCAGGAAAAAGTAATATAAAGAAATATTGTCAAGCTCAGAACGCTCCTGTTCTAGATTGTTACATCAATCAAACCGCCGGGGAATGTTCATTCAATAAGGCATCAAAAACGGCTGTGATTGATCCCTTCACCGGAATTCCATACAACTTAGAAACAGATATCAAGATGCACACACCATGTACGAAATGTTATCGAAAGAATCCACAAAAATTTAAAGGTTCTGTTTGGTGGACTTTCCAGGAAGAGCGGGAACCGTTACATTGGAACGAAGCATATGATAAAGCCGTCCGATGGGCTCGGCGACATAAAGCAACAAAACGATTTCGATTAGCAACATATCCAAACTCAACTCTTAATGTACGTGGTGTCGAACGTATTTTGGATAGATGGGAAGAACTCGAGGGATTTGTTCCTGACGTTGTTCTCCTCGACTATGCAGACATCATGGCTCCGGAAGATAATGGCCAACGAGACGCCCGGCATCAAGAAAACGATAGATGGAAGGCGCTACGGCGTTTGAGTCAAGAGCGCAAATGCCTCCTCATTACCGTGACTCAAAGTACTAGAACAGGCCACAAGGACAACGTGACCCTTACAGCTCAAGATGTGAGCGAGGAGAAACGAAAATTATCGCATGTAACCGCCTTTTTTGCCTTGAATCAGAACGACGCTGAGAAACAAAAGAATCTTATCCGAGTCGCCCCGATCATGGTTCGAGAAGGTGCCTACAGTGTTCATCAACAAGTTTGTGTTATTCAACATTTGGAATCCGGGTCTCCTTACGTAGCGAGTTTCTGGCATCATAAATATCCCAAGAAAAAGAAAGAACAGGAGGAGTGAGAATGATACTTGTAACGAAAGAATATTCGGCAGAAATCGCACATCGTCTTCCCAGACACGCTGGTAACTGTAAGTACATACATGGACATAGTTATCGATTCGAAATAACTCTGGAAGGGGAAACCAACGAGACTGGAATGGTCGTTGATTTCAAGGAAGTGAAAACCCTTATAGAAAAAGTGATTGGTGACTGGGATCATTCCTTAATCCTGTATGAAGGTGACCCTCTCACCAGGTACGTCGACGGATATGCGAGAATAATCAAATTTCCGTGGTACCCAACGGCAGAAAACATGGCTTGTTATATCGGACGCGAGCTCACTCAAAAACTTGCATCTTCTTTTGCAGTTTCGGTACACTCCGTTCGGGTTTGGGAAACAGCAACTAGCGTTGCAGAATGGAGGAGATAATGTTGTTGCGAGTTCGGGAGGTATTTACATCCATCCAAGGAGAAGGACCATATTCAGGGACACCGGCCGTATTCGTTCGTTTTGCCGGTTGTAATTTGAAGTGTTCCTTCTGTGACACGGATCATACGTCCGTGGTACACACAATGACCCCCAAAGATTTATCCCGTAGAATTCTGAATCAATTGGAAGATTATCCGGAGATCAGGCTGGTTGTATTTACAGGGGGTGAGCCGTTCTTGCAGGATTTCACCTCTGTCATGAGTGCGTTGAATTCCGAATCCAAACGATATTTGAAATATCAGGTGGAGACGAATGGAACACTCAACCCACTCGACAGATCTTTTCAATTTCCTGGATTGTTGCGTGAAACGACTATCGTCGTGTCTCCCAAAGAAGGCCACCCAGTAGAAATCAAAAGAATTGATGCTTGGAAAATACTAGTAAAAGAAGGGCGAGAACTTCGAATGGATGGATATAGTAACAGGGTTTGGTTACAACCAATCTGCGTAGAAGGAAGCCCTGAGGACACGGCAAGAAACACGGCGTACGCAGTTGAGCTTTGCAAGAAACACGGTTACAAACTCAGTCTGCAACTCCACAAGATACTGGGAATACGATAAAAAGAAAAATAACTTGATTTTGAACTCGTTCTATTTTATAACTTAAATTCTACAAGATGTACTAAATTCTGAGCTCTCGGAAAAGCTCATAAAACCCCGAGGGAAAATGGAGGAACATCATGGCGAAGAACGTCGCAGTAAAAGAGGAAGTAAAAGAAGAGGCCGTTGAATTCGTCCGAGAAGATGCCATCAAAGTCGCCGAGGTTCTCAACGAAATTCTGGGCCTCGAAGGGGACGATGTGATCGATGTTGAAGCTGAGGACGACGTTCTCCAGGAAGCAATCGGCAAAGCAGCCGGTCTGATTGGCATGGATCCCAAGACCAACGCATTTAGCGCCAAACTCGCCGCCAAGGACAAAGAAGACCTCGGCACCGAAACCTGGGAATATCTGGAGAAGTTCAAGCTTCTCGGACACATTCCCGAAGAAAAAGAAGACAAGTCGGCCGAGAAAGGCAAGAAGGACAAGCCCAAGAAAGAGAAAGACCCCAACGCCCCAAAACGCCAGGCTCCGAAACGCGAAGGTCCCCGGACGGCTCTCGGCTGCTTCGAAGGCACCCAGGCCGGTTTCATGGACGAGTTGTTCTTGAAAGGCACCACCGAAGATGCCGCCATCGCAGCATTCGACAAAGAATTCTCCAGTGGCGTCGCGAAAGCAAAGGCTCGTTTCAAATCCCATCTCAAACACCTGGAAGACAAGGCCGGCGTCGAAATCGTTCTGGACAAGAAAGGCGTATACACAGCCAAGGTAACCAAGTAATCACGCCAGCTTCGGCCACAGTAGATGTTGATGAGTGCGGGGTGTAATGGCCCCGCACTGTTTCCTTATCACAAGAAACTTGTATCCACAAAAACGAATGTGAAAGGATATCGTATGCCAAGGACAAGATTTCCAGTGAAGTTAAATGGAGAATATTTATCGTTCAAGGAATCCAGAGAATTCGAGAAACTTTACCCGCCACCCCCTTTATTAACTCCTGCACAGCTTGAAGAAAAACGCAGTCGTGAATATAACGTTCCCGATACGTCCCATGTAAAAAGTCGGGCAGAATTCGGACATTGACCAGGAAGGATTTCCATGCAAAAACCTATGCAAGATTGCGTCTATTTGACGCATGATGAAGTATACGCCGTTGCGAAAGACCTTGCATCTAGGTTGCCGGATAAAGCGCGTCTTTATCCAGTTCCTCGAGGAGGTGTACCTGTTGCATATCTTTTAAAAAGTTTCCGTCCCGATTGCATTATTATGGATTATCCAGAGAACGCTAACGTAATTGTTGACGACATCATTGATTCTGGAACTACCCGAAAATTATACCCCAATCAAACGTTCTTTGCGTTGTATGCGAAACCTTTTACCCCCTCATTCAAAAATTATCTCATGCTCTGTTCAGGAACTTCTTTTGGAAGAGGTCTTCTTAATGAATGGGTCGTTTTTCCATGGGAGGGTACGGAAGAGAAATCCGCCGAGGATATTGTCACACGGCTTCTACAGTTCATAGGAGAAGATCCTTCCAGGGAAGGCCTCCAAGAGACACCAAAACGATTTCTGAAAGCATGGAAATTCTGGACGAAAGGATATCGGGAAGATCCTGCGGAGATCATGAAAGTGTTTGAAGACGGTGGAGAAGCCTATGATGAAATGGTGATCGTGAAAGATATTCCATTCTATTCTTTCTGTGAGCACCACCTTGCAGCCATCATCGGAACGGCGTCCATTGCGTATATCCCAAATGGAAAGATTCTCGGTCTCAGTAAGATGCCTCGAGTTGTAGAAATCTTTGCCAGAAGACTTCAGGTACAAGAGCGTCTTACTGCACAAATTGCTGATTGTCTTATGGAACACCTCAATCCTAAAGGCGTTGGAGTTTTCATGCGGGCTCGACATCTTTGTATGGAAAGCCGGGGTGTCGAGAAACCCGGATCAGAAACCGTAACGATTGCCGTCAGGGGCGGATTCAAAACAAACCCAGAGACCAGGGCTGAATTCATGTCCATGGTCTCGAAATGAGCAATTCATGAAAATAGTTAAGGCTGAGATATTATGGTCACGCAGATGTCCCTTACAATGTGATTACTGCGCGATGGCGACAGGAATAAAGAACAGTCTCCCAACGTGGGCCTGGAAACAAGGAATGCGGGAACTCAAGAAATTGGGTTGTGAATTCGCAGCGTTCTATGGCGCCGAACCATTGGTGGAATTCAATAAACTTCCAGACATCGTTGGATTTACCGAAAGCATCGGAATTAATACAACCATCATTACTTCTGGTTGTGTTCCATCATTTCACGAAAAGTTGCGAATACTGTATAACAACGGAGCTCGTAGCATTAGCATGTCCCATGATATGGTTCCGATTGGAAGTGATAGTGAAAGAAAGATGTCTAGGACAGTCGAATCTCTCCAGTATTTCCAATCCTTGGGAAGTAATGTTCGGGATGTTGCTGCCATTGCAACGTTGACGAGGGAGAATTTCCAGGAACTTCCTGATTTTATCAGACGCATGACTTCTAGGGGAATTTGGGTGTTCTTCGATTTCATTCACCCATATCGACACCAACCAGGAGCAAAGACTCGTTCCAATACAAGGACAGATCAATTGATCTTTCGTTGCATCGATTATCCCGCATTACAAGAAATACTGGAGGAAGTCCTGGATTTGAAAAATCGAGGGTATCTGTGCCATTCCAGTCGACCTTTCCTGGACATCGTCTCCAGACATGATTTCAGTATCTTAAAAAACATGTCTTGGAACTGTGCGTTGGAAGAAAACTTTCCAGCATGGTTGACCATCGACTGTGATGGAACAGTTCATGCCTGCGACGACTTCCAACTGTCACATCGATTCAAAATCACGGACATATCCCAAACATTTGAAGACTTCTCTAAAGAACACCAGGAACTCGTGACTGCACATTGTCCTGGTTGTTGTTGGAATACACATATCGATGCACATCTTGTTAAGGCAGGAAGACTGTCAATCAATGACTATGTGCACGGATTGGAGAAGAAATGAAGACACCAATACTTCTATTCTCAGGCGGCATCGATTCCTACGTAGCCTGGCATTATCTTCACAAACCACAAACACTGTATTTCGATTTGGGCACACCGTATTCTGCCAAAGAACGGAAATTCGTGGAACAGCTTATTCCAGGAACCATCATCGATGAATCTCTTCGAATCGGGGACCGGCAAATTGGTGACAACGCCTACATTCCATTCCGCAACCTGATGTTATCCTGCCTGGCGTACAAATATGGCAACCCAATCATTATTGCCGGTGTCAAGGACGACGTTGTTAGCGACAAGAACGCTGTTGCATTCGATGCGTTCTCGAGGTTGTTGTCCATGTTGGAAGGACAGACTATACGGGTTGTCAGTCCTTTCTGGGAAATGACCAAAACACAAATAGTCAGATGGTACCTTCAACAAGGACTGTTAGAAGAAGATCTTCTCAAAACCATCTCTTGTTACAGTCCTATCGATACGAATTACTGCGGCATGTGTCCCAGTTGTTTCCGCAAATGGTGTGCTCTTCGAGCGAACGGAATAAATATCGCGTTCTATAATGATCAACTCATGGATGATTATGTAGAACGGGCAAGGGCAGGTGTCTATGATACTGAACGCAATGAAAATATTCTTGCGCAGGTGGAATATTACAAGAAGGAGCTCGAAACTGCAATTGAGAATAGCGGTCGACATTGATGGAGTGTTAACAAACGAGACGGAAGGGCACGACTACAAAACCCGAACTCCAAATTTCGATAACATCAACAAGGTTCGAAAAGCATATCATGATGGACATGCAATCATTCTGTTCACGTCCAGATTCTCCCAGGATAGAAAAGTAACAATACAATGGCTGAAGAAGTATGGAGTTCCATTCCACAAACTCATTCTTGATAAACCTCAATATGATCATTTTGTGGACGACAAGGCATCATCAGATTTTCCGGAGGACTTATGATCATCCCATTTTTCCTTGATTCTGGTGCATTCTCAGCAAAGAATCAAGGTATTGAAATCGACCTGAGAAAATACATCAAGTTCATTAAAGAGAATGAAGATGTGATAACAACGTATGCAAACTTGGATGTAATCGGGGATGCTGAGGCTTCTTGGAGAAACCAACGTCGCATGGAAAACGCAGGACTCAATCCCCTTCCAGTATTCCACGTAGAAGACGATATGAAATACTTGGATCGGTGTTTGGAATATGAGCATTTCTGTCTTGGAGGCATGGCCAAGGGTTACACGACTTCCCAACGAGAAGCTTTCTTGCATCGTTGTTGGTGTAGAATTTGTGACACTCCTGATCAAATGCCTAAGAGTAAAGTTCATGGTTTTGGAATGACTGCTCTTCCACTCATCAAACGTTATCCTTGGTATTCTGTCGATTCCACTACATGGCTCATGTTAGCAGCAAATGGAAATGTGCTTGTTCCTAAATTCAGAAGGGGGGAATTCCAATACGGGGATGTGCCACATATCGTTGCCGTATCAAACAAATCCAAGGACGTGAACATCCCTGGAAGTATGCACGTTGATACGTTTCCTCCCATGGCGAAGAAACAGATTTTGGATTATTTTGAGATGCGAGGGTTTTCATACGAGGACATACAAACAAACTATGTTACTCGGGGAGATGTTACCATGACATTCTTATATGAGTTCAGTCGAAATCTCCCCGAATGGCCCTGGCCGTTTAAGGCAAGGAGAAGGGAAGGACTTCTGATATGATATTCTATTTCGCTGGATCCCGCTCTGTATGTGAAATCGAGGATACTGGACACCTCATGAACCTTCCTGATTTCACGAAACATTGCGGTGTGCTACAATCGTTCTTTGACGGAGGCTCCACGCGACGGAGAGTCAAGAACCTCAAGGAGAGAAATAATGGTAAAAAGTACAGAGCAAGAAAAACATTGACCGGCAAGATGGATGACTAACGACAAAATAAGAATTATATTAGGAGGAATTCATGAAGGTAAATCGTAAACATCTCATCGATATTCTGCAACTTGTCAAACCAGGACTGGCTTCCAGGGAGATCGTCGAACAAACTGCCAGTTTTGTTTTCTATGATGGTCAAATCATCACGTACAACGAGACTATCGGAATCCGGCACAAGTTGGCATCGGATTTGAAAGAACTGGATGGTATCGCTATTCAAGCGAAAGAATTATACGATCTGGCCAGTAAACTCTCAGACGAAGAAATCAATTTCACGGTAAAAGAATCAGAACTCATCGTCTCCGGCAAGAAGTCAAAAGCTGGAATCAGGTTGCAGGAAGCAAACATCAAAGACTGGCTCAAAGATATGGGCAAGCCCAAAGACTGGGATGAACTTCCAGCGTCCTTCTGCAACGCTCTCAGCTTCTGCGCATTCTCAACTACACGCAATTTGACTGAAGCCGTATTGACTTGTATCTACATGAATAAATCAACCGCGGTCTCTTCGGACAATATCAGAGTCACAAGTTATGATCTGGGGAAAAAGACGAATCTCCCCGAGATGCTGCTTCCAGTAATATCAATCATGTCCGTTATCGATTACAACCCTCTGGAATACTCCATGGATGAGGGGTGGATTCATTTCAGGAACGAACATGGCACAATTTACAGTTGCCGCAGAATGGAATCGAACTATCCTGTCGATACAGCTCTCAAACATCTTAAAGAAATTGAAGGTCCAGTAATCAAATTACCAGATAACTTGATTGACATCTTATCACGTGCCGGAATCTTTTCATCCCGGGACAGCAAAATCTCGGTAGACAATCGAGTTCGAATAACCCTCTCAGATGGCATGTTGACTGTAAGGGGTGAGGGTTCGGGAGGCTGGTTCGAGGAAACAAGCCGGATTCGATACAAAGGTGAAGAGATCATCTTCGAAACCAATCCCGATCATCTCAATGCGATCTTACAACACACCAACGAAATGATAGTTGGACCTTCCGCTCTTAAATTCGAAGGCGAATATTTCCAACACATGATATCCGGCATCGCAAGCATAAACTGAAAGGGAAATTCATGGGTTTATTCGAACATTCCGAAATAGCAACAACAAATCAAATTTCCAAACTTCCTGGATGTGGAGCTTGTAAACTTTACAAGACGTGTCGTTCTCCAAAAATACCAGCTTCTGGCAAAGGTGAGAAGAAAATCTTGATAATCGCTGAAGCACCGGGAGAAGATGAAGATCGACAAGGCACACAACTAGTGGGGGAACCCGGACAACTTCTGCGTCGACAACTAAGAAAATTAGGAATTGACCTCGACAAGGATTGTAGAAAAATCAATGTCATCGCATGCCGGCCAATTGGTGACAGGCCGATAACAAACCAAGAAATCGAATATTGTCGACCATTAGTTTGGAAAGAGATCAACCAATTCAAACCGAAACTCATCATTCTTTTGGGAAACGGTGCGCTAGAATCTTTTTTAGGGCATCGTTGGAAAAAGGACTTGGGCGGCATCTTGAAATGGCGTGGTTGGACGATTCCGGATCGAGAATTAGAAACTTGGGTTTGTCCAACCATACACCCAGCCGCAGTACTGAAGAATAACGATAAATCCCCAGTCCTTGAGCTTTTATGGTCTAGGGACATCGAAAGAGCTGTCAATCTGCTAACTACACCTGTCTACAAACCGGTTATGTCAGAACACAGTACCATAGACATCATTGAAGATCAGAAATCCTTACAGAACTTTCTTTCTGGAGTTTACGAATGGGAGAAGTTCATTGCCATTGACTATGAGACAACGGGACTTAAACCGCACGCCGCAGGACATAAGATTGTATCGTGTTCGATAACATGCGAAAGCGATAGAACGTGCGCATTCATGATGCCTGCAGAAGGAAGAAACAGAACTCTTCTTCGCAGAATTCTGATGGAACCTAGGATAAAGAAGGCAGCACACAACATGAAATTTGAAGATAACTGGTCCTGGGAATATCTACGATGCGAGGTAGAAGGTTGGGCATGGGACAGTATGCTTGCTGCGCACATAATCGATAACAGGGAAAATATAACAGGACTCAAATTCCAAACTTATGTACATTTTGGAGTTCTTCCATATAATGAACATATCGAACCTTTCTTAAAAGGAGATGGTTCCGCAGGAGCAAACAGTCCCAACAACATACACAAGATACCCAAGAAAGATTTATTGCTTTATAATGGTTTGGATACGTTATTCGAAAAACGTCTCGCTTTCATACAGATGTCTAAATTAGGATTTCAGATATAAGGAGGAGCACGTGCATCGTTGTTATCGGATGGTGAAGTCGGCACTGACTGCTTTATATAGGTACATCATTTGGAGACGTTGTCAGAGAGTGCATCCTGAGATCAGATCTATTCGATTTCGCCAATGTCTTCTGTGCAAATATATATCACACAAACCCCATATCTTCCAATTCATGCGATTTCGATGCATAGAATGTGGTTGCTACATCAATCTTAAGACTTGGTGCATCGACGAAAAATGTCCGATGGGAAGGTGGTGATATGGAACCCATAATTACCGAAGAATACGAACTCGATGAAACTCGAGAAGAATTCCTTTCTCGTATGATTAATTCTGGATTCGTAGTTATCGAACCAAAAGACAATGAACTGTTTATTGACATCGATAACGACGAGCAATATCAGATGTTCAATAAGAACTTTGAAATCCTGCAACGGGAATACAAACCAGCACAGATTCTATACGACAAACCTTCAAAAAGTGGATTACCTCGACGACATATCATAATTCAGATGCCTTGGCGTCTCAGGGATATCGAAAGAATTGCTTGGCAAGGTGCTCTTGGATCCGATCCAACAAGAGAACTCATATCCTGCATCAGATTAAAACGGAACATCATTAAACCGATAATCTTCATTGAGAAACCGGAAGGACAAGCATGATGCAATTTACACCAAAAACTATTGATGCATATAACCTATTCCATAAAGGCATTCTTGCTCTTGCACGAGCTGAGCGGAATGGAATTTGTTGTGACGTCGATTACTGTGAAAAGATGGAGGATCATCTTACAAGACAAATTGCTCGTCTTGAAAAACAAATGAAACAGTCTGATCTTATGAAACGTTGGCGTGGCAAGTATGGTCCACGTCTCAAATTAGGAAGTGGGCAGCAACTTGCCGATATCTTATTCAATGAAATGGGATTAGAATCTGTGAAAGATACGGAAGAAGGATCGGCTAGTACTGATGAAGAGGCATTAGATGCTTTGGCTGTGACCGTGCCAGAATTGTATGATTTTTTACGGATCAGAAAATTAACGAAAGCAAGAGATACCTATCTCAAAGGATTTCGTACGGAACAGGTTGACGGCGTGATCCACACCAATTTCAACTTACATTTTGCACGTTCTTTCAGACCATCCACGGATTCACCGAACTTAGCAAATATCCCAAAACGAAACCCAGAAATCCAAAGAATAGTTAGAAGAGCGATACGACCTCGACCGGGACATAAGATACTCAGCGCTGACTTCAAAGGTATCGAAGTTGGGATATCCTGTTGTTACAATCTTGATCCAGTGTTAATTTCATATGTTAAAGATAAAACCAAGGACATGCACCGGGATATGGCCGGGCGTCTTTACCTTGTAGATATGCTTAAATTGCACGATGATCTTCCCAAGATGTATAAGATGCTTCGGCATAGTGGAAAAAACGAATTCGTGTTTCCTCAATTCTATGGAGATTGGTGGAAATCTTGTGCAGGGGCTTTATGGACTAGTGCACATAACTACGTAGTTTGGAACGATGAGCCTCTTATTGAGTATCTTCGTAGACAACATAATATTCGAACCTTGGAACAATTCGAACACCATGTGGAAGATGTCGAGAACTGGTTCTGGAAAAAGAATTTCAAAGTATACGATCAATGGAAAACGAATTGGTGGGATGCATACTGTAAACAAGGGTACTTTGATACACTAACAGGATTCCGTTGTTCTGCAATAATGGATCGGAAACAAGCGTGTAACTATCCAGTACAAGGCAGTGCTTTCCATTGCATGCTTCAATGTATCGTTTGGATGGATGAGGACAGTATCAAAGAGAATTGGGATTCTTATATCTGTAATCAAATCTATGACGATCTCATGATGGACGTTCATCCTAAAGAAGAACGAATGATTGTTGACAGAATGAAATTGTATATGACAGAAAGACTCCCAGAACATTTCAAATGGATCAACGTGCCCATGGGAGTAGAGATAGAATCGACGAAGATAGATGGAACTTGGTACGATAAATCGGAAGATTATCTTTTTCAGTGAGGTGTGCCGTGTCTGTGAAATATTGTCCTGAGTGTGGCACCTTACTTCGACACGAATGTGGGTGCTGTGTTTGTCCGTGCTGTGGATGGTCGGAATGCTTCATGTAGGAGGAGATTATGGTAGATTTCAGCAAATTCAATGATCCAGAAGAAAGAAAGAAGAGGAGGGAAGCTCGTTTAGAAATGCAAAGGAAATTGGAACAGCGTGAGAAGGCGATGCGGCTCATGGCTGCGAAACTCTATGAGATGGTTGAGAATGATCGCATCGATAACGAGTACGACGTCAGATTCATAACGAATGTGCATGCCAGAATCAATGCAGCACTTCCTCTCAGTGATAAGCAAGAGAATTACTTGGAAGAATGCTTCCATAATAAATACTAAGGAGGGGTGATGTCACTCGCTACTAAACATCGACCGGCAACTTTAGAAGACGTCGCAGGCAATGAACAGACCATCAAGTCACTACAAGCTATTTTAGCACGGAAGAAAGGTGATATCCAGCACGCTTTCTTATTTGCTGGGCCTTCCGGATGTGGCAAAACAACTTTGGCCAGAATAGTTGCAGCAGAATTGCAATGTACTGGAAGGGACTACACGGAAGTCGATACAGGACAATTCCGAGGCATCGATACGATCAGGGAAATTCGATCCAACATGATATACAAACCATTGGAAAGTACCTGTCGAATATGGCTCTTGGACGAATGTCACATGCTAGGCGCCGGGGGAGCCAGTGAAAAGAACGCAGCACAGAATGCGCTTCTCAAGGCCCTTGAGGATTGTCCTTCCCATGTATACTTCATTTTGGCAACGACAAATCCTGAAATGCTCTTGCCAACAATCAGGGGGAGATGTGCCGAATTTGAAGTAGCCCCTCTTGATACTTCTGAAATGGCTGAATTCCTCCAGACAATCTGTCGCATCGAAAAACGCCGTGTCCCTCAAGATGTTATAAAACTCATTTCCAGAGACAGCTTAGGAAGCTGTCGCAACGCTTTGCAAATCTTGGACAAGGTCATTGACCTTGATCCTGATGAAATGAAAAGCGTGGCTGAACGCACAGCTGAAAAAGAAAATCAAGTTATCGATCTATGTCGTAGTTTAATGAAAAGGGAAAAGTGGCCAGCAATCTCGAATATCATCAAAGGTCTACAAAAGGAAGACCCAGAAAAAACTCGTCTTGCTATCATGGGGTATGCCAAAACAGTTGCGTTGAACGAAAAAGATGCCAGTGCCGCATATCTTATTCTGGATACCTTCAAGGAGCCTACATATTCTAACGGATGGGCTCAATTAGTTTGGGCTGCATATACGTGTATTGCTGAATAACTCAATGAAAAATTCTTGACTTTTGATTTAACATATTTAAAATATAAAATCCAGTAAGGTTCTAAATCTATGTTTAGAAAGGGGATTGTATGTCTGAGTATGATTATAAGGACGATGTAAACATCAACCCTGATGAACTCGATATCGAGTGGTTGAAACAAGCCACTCTTTATGCGAAGTATTCCAAGCTTGCTCCGGATGCCAACGACCGAGTTCGAAGACTCGAGCAGAAAGTGAAAGTGATTCGCTCCCAACTTATTCTGGAAGCTTCCGAGAAAGGGGAAGAGATCCTCGGTAAAGGTGTTAAACCTACCGGACAACCCATCGAAGCGTATTATCGTACGCATGAAAAACACATCGAAGCAAAAAAAGAGTTGTTTGAAGCCATGACCGAAGCCGAGATGATCAACAACGCACTTTTTGCTTTACAACAGAAAAAGACTGCGCTCGAGAACTTGACTCGGTTAGTTCTTTCCGGTTATTTTTCCACCCCCACTGTTCCAAGAGAATTGGGGGAGCGGTGGAAAGAAGTGTTGGAAAACGGGAAAAATAATCGACAAGAAGATGTTTCTGATCGTATGTTATCCCGCAGAAGAAGAAGAAGTGGTGATTCCGAATAGAATAGAGGGGGTGAGTATTGAAACTTCAAGAAATCATCGCACGAATGAAACTCGTATCTGGCAGGCGTATTGTAAAAAGAGCCCATGTCCGGCACCAGGGTGAAAAAGAAAAAGCCCGACGTAGAAAACAGATGGAGAAGTTCATGATTACACCAACAATGAGAAAGGAGCAGTAATTCATGGCCCGACGAGGAGATGACAGGAGAAACAAGGCAAGGGAAATGGCCAAGAAACAGGCCGAGGAAAACAAGTACAGCGGGGGCTCCAATTATCTCAAACTTCCCGATGACTACACATTCCTCAAAATCAAGAAAGGGACGATGGAACTGGATTTTCTTCCTTTCGAGATTACGAAATCAAAAACCGTGCCGGATACGCCCAAACGGGACTTGCAATTCGAACAAGGTGATCTGTGGTGGCATCGTTCGATTTTCGTCCATCGTAACGTAGGTCCGGAAAAGAAAGCGGTTCTCTGTCCCAGAACATTCAAGAAACCGTGTCCAATTTGTGAAGAGCGCCAGGCTCTCATGGACAGCGACTACGAAAGCAACAAAAAACTCATCGGTGATTTGAAACCCCAACACAAGGATCTCATGTTCGCCATCGACTTGGACGCCGAGAAAGAAGGCGTGAAAGTTGTCGAGTTCTCGTACGCGAATCTGCGAGAAAAAATCGAGAACGAACTGCGAGAACAGAACAAAGACGAGTTCTACGATTTCTTCCAGATAGATCAGGGTTACACTCTTCGTATTCGTTTCCTCGAAGAAACCTTTAACAAGACCCCGTTTTTCAAAGCAGATCGAATCGATTTCGACAAACGGAACGACTACGACGACAAGATCCTGAAAGAAACATTCGATTTCGACGAATATCTGGTCCTTCTCCCCTACGAACAGATCAACAAAATGTTCTTGGGAATCGATGACGACGACGAGCCGGAAAAAGAAGAGCAAACGTCCCGGCGCCCTTCCAGGGAAGAAAAAGAAGAAAGGACTTCAAGACGCACCAGTCGTGAAGAAGATGCGGAACCTGAAAAGGAAACGAGATCTTCAAGGCGCTCTTCCAAGGAAGAAGAAGCTGAACCGGAGAAAGAAGAACGATCGTCCCGGCGCTCTAGTCGAGATGAAGAACCGGAGAAAGAAGAAAGGACTTCAAGACGCTCTTCCAGGGAAGAAGAATCCAAGAAAGATGATCGGTGTCCTTCCGGTGGAAACTTCGGATATGACTGCGACAAACTCGATGCATGTCCTGATTGTCCGAAAGAAACATGGGAAACATGTGCCGATGAATTTGATGACCTGAAAAAACAAGGAAAAATCAAGAAGTAGTTCATCAGCACCGGATATCAATTATTGAAGTTTAGGGGGAAGGAAACTTCCCTCTATTCTTGAATGCTTGATTCCTAGGAGGGTGCTTTGAAACAACATAAAAAACACCGTTCTATATTGACAGACCATGAAAAAGAAATACTAGAAGCATTAACAAGAAAAACTCCATTATACATCATAGCAAAGAAACACGGAGTGCGTATACACTCTATCAGATATTGGTTACGACAACACGATAGAATGAAGGAGGTATTGAACTTGATTAGAAAAAGAGTACCTGAAGATGATCCGATATACATGGACATCACGATGGCAATGGATAAAGCGAAAGAAAAAGGTATAGTTACTACTCGGGCAACAATGATCCGATGGGTTGAGGAAAATCGACTTGGATTTCAACCCGGAGGATCGAATTCCCCATGGTTTGTGGACAAGAAAAAATTCCAAGATTTCATTGAAATGAAAACACCAGGAGGAAATTGATGGCTAGATCTATCCCAGCTGATATAGCAGAACAAGTTGTAGAAGAAGCAAACCAGAACATCCCCAAACGGGTAGTTAAAAAGATCAAAGAGGAAGATCTAGCACCATCAGGATCAACACTCCTCAACCTCGCTTGCAGTGATACCCCTCATGGTGCTTACGAATTAGGATCAATAGTCACAATTCCAGGCGCTTCTCAATCTGGGAAAACCATCCTTAGTTTAACTTCATTGGCAGAAGCGTCCATGTTGCCTCGATTCGACGAATACAAACTGATTCACGACGACGCAGAAGAACGTCGAGCTTTTGACCTTGTTTATCTTTTCGGGAAAAAGGTCGCCGACAGAATAGAAGAGCCCCCTTTAGGAAACAGCCCAACCATACAAAAATTTCAAGCGAATGCACTCAATCTTTTGAAGTCAAAACAACCATTCATCTACATCCTGGATAGCTTTGACAGCTTAAGCAGTGATGAAGAATTGGAAAAGGAAATGCGAAAAGCATTGGCTATGGCGAAAAGTGATGAGGCCGCAAAGAAAATTGCAGGCAGTTTTAATACAGAGAAAGCCAAGATTGCTGGCCAGATGCTGAGGATGGTAAACAACGATCTCAAACATTCCAAATCGCTCATTATCATAATCCAGCAACGTCGACAAAAGATCGGAGCAGGCCCCTTTGAAGAGAAATATACAACCTCTGGTGGAGAGGCACCCTTTTTCTACAGCCAACATCAGATATGGATATCCAAGGCTGAATCAATAAAAGAACAAGGACAAGTCATCGGCAACGCGGCGTCTATCAAAATGAAGAAGAATTCCCTCACAGGAAAACTTCGAGACAAGATTACATTCGATATATACTACGATTATGGAATAGACGACATCAATTCCTGTGTTGATTTCTTGCTTGAAACCGGGTACTGGAAAAAGAATGGCAACTACATTGTTGCTGAAGATTTGGACATCAAGGAAATGCGAACTAACCTGGTTATCGAAATCGAAAAACGTTCTTTAGAACGAAGGCTTATCAAAGCAACGCACAGCGCTTGGAAACAACGGGAAGAACTTTTGAAATTAGATAGAAAGCCGAGGTATGAATAATGGGTCGCGTATTGAGACTTTCTTCAAAAACATATATTGGAATTGATAACGGTGTATCGGGGTCAATCGGGGTAATAAATCCCTCAACACAAACCACAAGCTTCTTAAGAACTCCCATATTCGAATACCAAGACTACAACAAAGATCGAAAACATATAAGTAGAATTGATACGCCGACACTTGAAAATTGGATCAAACAATTCTTGAACCCAATCGTGCTTCTTGAACGTCCCATGAAAAATCCAGGTAGATTCAATGCCTCTATCAGTGCACTACGAGCATTAGAAGCAACATTAATTGTCCTGGAACGCTTGGAATTTCCTTATATGTTTGTGGACAGTAAAGAATGGCAACAAGAACTTCTGCCTAAAGGCGTGAAAGGATCCGACGCTCTTAAGAAAGCGAGTTTAGATGTCGGTAAAAGATTGTTTCCACAATTCAAAGATCTATATCGTAACGATGCTGATGGAATACTTATTGCTGAATGGGGGCGTCGTCAGAATTTCTAGACGAAGTTGCTGTTACTTGAGATGCTGTCGAGGTGCGGTGCCATGACAAAGATAATATCAGATGGCATAGAAAGAAAATGTTGGCATTGTTTTGAATCGATGGAACCAACTGAAGAAATGTACTACTCTCATTGCCGGATGTACAAATGCCCAAGATGTGGAGCTAAATTCCTTTGGCATGAAGACCCAGCCATGGACGGAAGTTACGCTCAAAAACATAAGTATAAAGGGGAGCACTGTTTCGACTCGATATCTATGGAAAGTGACCCTGAATGCGGTGTATACGGTCCAAAGAAATATCCGGATCCTCCAGGTCCTGAAGGACCGTTCAGGAAAAGGATTGATGGTAAATCATTCCGCTGGCATAAGGGAAGGGGAAGGTGGGTGTTATGGGAGACCTAAGAAAAATAGACGGGGCCGGAAATAAGAACATGTCCGCTGAAGCACTAAGGGAAATGCAAGCAAACATCTTACAAATGATTGAATACATGAAAATGACAGCTGTACTTCATCGAACCAAGTACGATGCACTACTTGAACAAGGTTTTGATAAAAAACAGGCGTTGGAACTCTGTAAAACGCTATTCTAAGGTGGGTTGCTTATGATAAAATCAATAACTCTTGAAAATTTTCAGTCGCACGAAAAAACCACCATCGATTTCAGTGAAGGAGTCAACGCCATCATTGGTCTATCTGATTCTGGAAAGACGGCCATACTCCGTGCAATTCGATGGGTTATGACCAATAAACCATCAGGGGAAGAATTCCGATCCTACTGGGGTGGGGATACCATCGCCAGCCTCAAATTTGATAATGAGATAGAAGTGACCCGAGGCCGGTCCAACTCTGACAATTACTATATGTTAGACCTGCCTGGTAATGTTAAGAATGCACACCAAGAGTTTCGAGCCTTCGGACAGGACATGCCAGATGAAATCAAGAAAGTTATTGATATTTCTGACGTCAATATGGCCGCTCAGATGGACGCTCCTTTCTTGATCAGTTCCAACCCCGGTGAAGTCGCCCAGACTTTGAACAGGATTGTCAACCTTGACGTTATTGACCGTGCCGTAAGTAGCGTCAGAAAAGAAAAGATGGAAGCCGATCGAATGGTTCGCCAATGTGAGGAAACCCACGTTGACTTGCATGTTCAGTTAGAAGGATTCAATTACCTCGAACAGATGGAAAGTGACGTTGTGGTTCTTGAAATGTTGACAAGTAGCAAGGAGAAAAAAGCCTCATCCTTGGCAACGCTCAAGCAAGTCATCTCACAGATTAAGAACTTGGATGACGAATTACACGACTGCCATAGGTTACTCAAGGCTGAAAAAAGCGTTGCCCTCCTCTATGCCCACCAGGAATATGTTGAGAAAAAAAAGGTGGACCAGCGTGCCCTTTTGGACATGACTACAACAATTCGTCGGAACCAACAAACCATCACCCAGTTTCACAAATATGAAAAGGCCCAAAAAATAGTTGACCAGTTACTATCATCTGTCGAAGACGCAGGTCGGTTGTGTACTACAGTCGATACACTTAACAACTTGATATGGGACGTTCGTGAAACTATCAAGAAAAGAGATAACTGGGTTGGGGAGTACGAACGGGTGAAAGAAGAATTCGACAAGATATTCCCCGACACGTGCCCGTTGTGCGGACAGGAGGTGAAACAATAATGAATAAACTGTTTTTCTTACTGAGTGAAGAGCTCGAAAAAGAAGCGAATTCGTGCAACTCGTATGCCCAGATTCCATCTGCACCGAAATTTCAGAGGAATGATTTGTATGTTCGTGCTGGATTGCTTTATTCCTTGAGCAAAGTCTGTAAGAATGTAGCAAAACAGTACGAATAATACAATCCAAAGAGGGTAGCAACGAATTGCCCAAGGCATAAGTTAGCAAAAAACCATTCGGGACTTTTCCATACGCACGTGATCAGAAGGAATCAAAATGAAACCAACAGCCATAATCACCTCTGATATAGGTTTGCAGGAAGGACAACCGATTTGCCGGCTTGACGATTACTGGGCGGCACAAGGTTATAAACTTGCTTGGTTAAAAGCGTTACAAGAGGAATACGATGTCCCCATCCTTGATGCTGGTGACTTGTTCGAGCATTGGAAACCATCTCCGTACTTGCTCAAATGGGCGTTGGAAAATTTACCTGATGGGATCATTACTATTCCAGGCAACCATGACTTACCAGCTCACAATCTAGATTTATACGAAAAGTCGGGCCTTGCCGTTCTTGAAGCGGCTGGGAAAATTGAAGTTCTAAAACAAGATGATGTTAAAGACATGAACCACAAAGTGTTCGTTTATTCTTTTCCTTGGGGCATGGAGACAACCGGACTTAGCGAATCTCGCAGACCAGACGTGTACCATGTTGCCCTTGTCCACACCATGACCTACATTGGACGGTCATATCCCGGTTGCAAGGACCTGGGTGCCTTGCAATTGTTAAAAAAGATGGAGGGATTTGACCTCATCATCGTCGGCCACAATCACCAACACTTCATGGTCAATTACAAGGATAGAAAATTAATTAGTCCAGGTTCACTAACCAGAACAACAGCTGACCAGATTGACTATCAACCCAACGTGTTCTTATGGTATGCCGACACCAACGATATCGTTCCAGTCCCAGTTCCCATCGAGAAGGGTGTCATCAGCCGGGAACATATCGACTCAGCCGCTCAGAAGGATGAACGAATTGAAGCTTTCGTGTCCAGGCTCAGCGACGAGATGGAAATCGGCCTATCATTCGAGCAAAACCTTGAGAATTATTTCAGTACGCATCGATCACGACAAGGTGTAAAAGACATAGTATGGGGGGCTGTAAGATGAGTGATTTGAAACAGAAGTTGATGAGCATGAAAGAAAAAATTGACTCGGCCAAGGCCAAGGCAGACCAACTGACAGGGGCTGTTAACCAATTGACCAAGCAACTGA